CATGAAGCTAGAAGTGGTAGACTAGGATATTTTTTATAGTATATTAATCACATGCCATTAGTAAATTTTAGACCAGCACCAGGAATTAATAAAGAGGTCACTGACTATACAGGTCAGGGTAAGTGGACTGATGGGGATATGGTGCGTTTTTTTCAAGGATCTGCACAAAAAATTAAGGGTTGGGAGAAATTTATTAGCACTTCATTAGTTGGTGTCGCAAGAGATCAACATGCTTTCGTAGATTTAGATGGCGTAAGATTTAATGCAGTGGGAACAGATAGAAAATTATACATAATAGAAGAGGGAGAGGCATATGACATAACCCCTCTAAGAGAAACTCAAGCTCTTACCAATCCCTTTACCACTAATGCTACCACATCAGTTGTAGTTACAGATACATCACATGGGGCAGTTCAGGGTGACTTTGTGACGTTCGAATCTTTTTCAGCAATTGATGGTTTGGACATGAATAAAGAGTTTGAAATAACATCAGTTGCAAACGCAGATGCTTATGTGGTAACTCATACTAGCGCAGCATCAGGGTCCACAGCCAGTGGCGGAGGATCAGGAAATGCTAAGTATCAAATATCTATTGGTCCTGAATTGTCTACTTCAGCTTTTGGTTGGGGAACTGATGGTTGGAGTGATGGAACTTGGGGCACACCTTCTACTGTTTCTAATGTGACATTAGAGGCTAGACAATGGTCACTAGATAATTTTGGTGAGAACTTAATTGCAACAGTTTTAAATGGCGGGGCTTTTGAATGGAAGCCTTCTCTTGGAGTTACAACTAGAGCTACTGCGATTACAAATGCACCAACAAAATCTAGATTAGGTTTAGTATCTACTCCAGACAGACATTTAGTATTTATGGGCACACAAAAAACAATCGGTGGCACTAACCCACAAGATGACTTGCTTATAAGATTTTCTAATCAAGAAGATATTAATACGTATCAACCAACTGCGGAAAATACAGCTGGATCTTTACGAATTGCTGACGGATCACGGATCGTGGCAGCTGAAAGATCTAGAGGACAAATTTTGATATGGACAGATACATCACTACACGCAATGCAATTTATCGGTCCTCCATTCACTTTCGGCTTAAGACAGCTTGGTCAGAACTGTGGAGCAATAGGTAGTCATGCCGCTGTTGATATAAACGGTATAAGTTATTGGATGTCACAAGACTCTTTCTTCTTGTTTGATGGATCAGTCAAAAAACTACCGTGCACCGTGGAACAATTTATATTTAATAATATTAATATTACAGGTTCAGAAAATGCTTTTGCTGGGCATAACGGAGAGTTTAATGAGATTATGTGGTTTTATCCTAGAACAGGGTCAGATCAAATTAATGCCATCGTAGCATACAATTATCTTGAGCAGACTTGGTGGACAGGGACATTAGCTAGAACTACATGGATAGATAGAGAAGTTTTTGATAATCCTGTAGCTTCAGAATATTTCGAAAATACTACTGCTAACAATGAAGTTATTTTAGGTTTGACAGACGGAGCGACACAAATGTTTTTACATGAAACAGGTAATGATGCTGATGGTGCAGCAATTACAGCATTTGTAAAATCAGGCGTTGTTCAAATAGCGCAAGGTGATGAGTTTGCGTTTGTATCTAAGTTAATACCTGACG